TTTACAGCAGTATACAGTCCAAACAGCAACCAAGTAATGCCAGGACGAACCAGAGCAGAAATGCTTGCAACCCACTTATAGGCTTTCTTATCAGCTTCTGCTTGCTGCTTAAATGCCTCGCCGATTGCATCAATGTTTGCCTTGCTGAAATCAACATACTTTTCTTCCATCTTGTACTCACCTCGCATCTTTTCGAGGTCAGTCTGAAGGCTGAACATTTTGAGTTCATGGGATCGTTCATCTTTACGGTCAAGCCACTTGAGTACTTCGGGAGCCAGTCGGAACAGACCCCCGAAGACACTACCTAGTAACCCTCCACCGAGGACTTCAAACATTATAATTCTCCCGTAACTTGCTGAGTAACACCACGAGTTACATTAGTCGTGTCCAGAACCTGACGGAACTGAGCAGCCACATCAGGAGACATCTTACCCATCATAGACTCTGCAATAGTCTTGGTGTATTTCTTAGGCAAAGTCTCAATAAATAATGCCAAATCTTGTGGATTAAGCATCAATTGAGCAATCTTACCATCTAACTCAGTCTGGCTTTCTGTCTTCAAAGTACGAATAATGCTACGGAAAATAGTAACCTTACTGTCTAAGAACTGTGGAAGCTCAACTCCAGTGTCTGCTAAGGGGCCACGATTAGCCGTTACAGATTTAGCTAGTTCATCAGCTTTCTTTGCACGAGAAAGATCAGCAAGCACTGCATTAACAGCCCTTCCTTGATCTTCTGTCAGCAATTCACCAATTTCTTTGTATCGTTGAGTCCCGGTGGCGCGCTTGATTGTAGAAGGAGCGTTTAAGACAGCCGAAGCAAAGCTTCCTGCTTTCTCAACATCCCCTAATGAGCCTTCACCAAGCTTCATTCGCAGTAACTTACCAGTCTCAGCCTGATCAATCTTCTTACTATAAGCAGCAAACTCTTTAAGATAGTTAGACCAAAGATCACTTCCTGAAGCCTTGTTGATAGCTGCATCAAGAATGTTCTTTAATGCCTTATCAACTTTAGCTGCTTCTGCACCAAAAGGCATGTTCTTTTGATTCAGAAAGCCAGCAATATCTGCTGCTATGTCTTTACGGACATTGTAAAGATCAACACTGTTAATAATTCCGTTCTTATCTGTTAAACCTTTAAGTTTATCAATAAGCCCACGAGAAGCACTAACAAGAATATCGTTTGAACGCTCACCAGGAGTTCTAAGAACTTTCTCTAAACGATCAATGATATTCACAGAATCAAGCGGATAATAACCTTGATCCTTTAGTTCTTGCAACTGATTCTTACTGAAGTCTAACTCAGCACGCCGAATACGAGCTACATCTCCAAAGTCATAAGCTGCTGTCTTAAACTCAGCAGCACGCTCCATGTTTGGGCTGTAACGGCCAGGAAACTGAGGAAAACCAGCAACAGGAGACCAATTGTTAGCACGCTCAATGGCCTGTGCAGCCTCTGTAGCAGTCTTTCCTTGTCCTTGCAGCGCATAGGCAAGACTAGCCTGTTTATTAGCAATCTCACGCTCTAATGGAACACCCACCTCGCCATAGACATTGGCTTCTGCCAGTGCCTTTTCACGCATAGGAGTGGTAATCTCCTTACGCTTTGCAATAAGGTCAGCTAATGCCTTGTCATCACCGAATACATCGGTTAAAGACTGCATACGGGCTTGTTGCTGTTCTTTAGATCGCTCTAAGAAATTACTGGCCTGTTCGCCCTTAGCAACTCGTGCCTGTTCTTTAATAAGGCCTACACCTGCAGGAGTCTCAGCTAATGCCTCACCCGCTGTGGCACGACTTCCTAGAACAATCTCTCCAGCCTGTCGTAAAGCAGTTGTAACTTCTTGAGTCTTTCCTTCTGGGATCATCCCACCAAGATACTTCTGCAATGCACGCTGTTTTGCCTCTGCTGAGATCGGAAGATCACGAATGCTGTTCCAAGCCTTATCAGCACCTTGTCCAGCTACGCTGAAAGCACCTCCAATACCAGCACCTAGTCCAGCTTGTTTAAGCTTGGACATAACATACTCTTCTTCTGAAGTTGCTTGAGCCGTAGGAGATAAAAGACCAGCAACAGCGCCTTGACCTGCTGTTTGAGCAACACGGCCAAGACGAGTAGCTGCCTGAGCAGCCTGTCCGATCTTATTAGCAGGGCTGAGAATAGCCCCGCCAAGTTCAGCCACATCGATACCTGTACTTCCTACACGACCACGGGCTTCTTCGGTTGCTTTCTCATACTGTTGAACGAGTTGATTGGCTCCTTGCTTGACTCCCTGCCCAAATAATCCTGTATTAGCAAGAATTTGATTAATGCCAAGCAAAGGGTCAACAACAGCACCCTTGGCAAAACGAGCAATAGGACTACCCATGCCAAACATTTGCTCGACAATTCCAGGGGCTTGCTGCTGGGGTTGTGGTGTTGCAGGAGCCGCTGCTTTGTTACCAGCAGGCATAGTCTGTGCCGAAAGTGCTTCTAAATCTTGAACCGTAAGCTCACGGTCAGAATTAAAAGTAACACCATTAATCGTATACTTCGGCATATTAATCCTCTACTGTTACGACTGCACCTGAAGGCAATGTTATTGTCTTTTTACCCTTGGCCGGAGTCACACGACCACCACGCTCTTGATTAAATAAATTAAGAGAAGATTTTGTTTCTTCTGCTAATCGAGTCTGAGCATCACGAAGACCTTCTAAACCAGCTTTAACAAGGTTCTTGTCATTCTTAGCAAAACCGCTAACAATCTGATCACGAGCACGCTGTGCATCACCTTCAGTTTGAGTACCCTTAGCGGCATTCAGAATAGCATTGACAGCGCCTGTCGTAAACTGTTCAAACTTAACTCGATTTAAGTCACTTTCAGTTGGTTTTCCAAAGCGTGCACGATACTCTCGTTTTGCATCTTCAACAACACTGAAATTTAACTTTCCTTCATCAATCAAATTAATGAAGTTTGTTGCATCTTTACCAACAGCTTCAGAAGTTCCTAAAACTCCCTGTAATCGAGTAATTTCTTTAATGTCGGCTGTAGATAACGGGGTAGGTTCCTTAGGAGGCTTTGCGTTGGCAGCACCAATTCCACGAGCAAAAGCTTCAGCAGTTAACTGCTCAGGAGTCTTACCCATTGCACCGAGGTCTTTAATTGTTTCCCCAGTGGTCTCATCAATTAGTACAACACGGCCATTCACATTAACAGTCTTGGTCTTTTTAGCAGTTTCTTTGGGAACCTTCAAGAGTTCACCAACAACTTTAGTATCTTCAGCAAGACCTAAAGCCTCGTCTTCCGACATTTCAGGGAAGCGTTTCTGAAGGGCAGCAGCACGGGATTTAACAGCAGCTTCTGCGGCTGATCCTTTACGCTTAGTTTCTGCTGTTTCAGCTTCAATTTTACCTACTTGAGCTTCTCTAAACTTAATTTGCTGTGCTAATTGACCAGCTTGAGAAGAAAGGGCAGGATTAATATCTTTTAGAGCACGAGCAAAGCCTGCCATACCTTCATAAGTGTTTGTATCAAACTGTTGCTGAAGTGCCCTGATCTGCGAAGCCTGCTCAAGCATTGGGTCTTTAGATCCAAATGCACGAGCTACTTGTTGTAATCCTCCATAAATACCAGCAGCCATACGCTGTTGAGGATTCATGTTAGCAAACTGTAATGCTCGTTGCTGGTCAATTTGTTGTTGAGCTTGTTCTGGAGATACCCCAAGATTAAGTAACTCAAGATACGGATTAGCCATAAGTCCATCAGCCATTATTAGCCTCCAAAGAGTTTACCGATCAGTTGAGATACGGGATCACTTAAAATATTGACTGCTTGATTAACACCGCCAACAAGGGATGTGTTTCGATTAGCAATAGCTTGATTGGCTCCTGCTTGTCCTGCAAACATTGCTTGTGCAGCAGCATTACTACCAGCGCCTAACTGAGCACCTAAGTTCAGAGGCTGCATACCCTGTTGTTCAACAGCACCAGCTTGCTGGAATCCCGTACTAAACGGTGCCAGAGCAGCCTGCTGTGCACCATAACCACCTTGTTGCAGGTTCAGAGCACCACCAAGCAAGCCTTGACCGAAGGTTACTTGCTGTTGTCCTGCCTGTTGTGCCTGAGCAGCCAACTGAGCATTACGCTGTTGTTGGGCATTGTAGAAGGCTTCCAGAGCAGGATTAGCAGCCCGTAAGCCAGGAGCACCGCCAGGAGTCTCTCCCGTAGCACCCATAGCCAGACCAGTAGTGCCTGTACGGAACAGACGATTCTGTAACTGTGCTAGGGCACGCTCATCTGACGGAGCAAGCAGTTCCTGCTGCTGAGTCATGTAGCGTTGTGCAGCAGCCTGCGGAGACTCTGCAATATACTCCTGTCCTAAGCCAAACAAGCCTTTAGCAGCTTGGTTGACTTTGTTCTGCATTTCCTGCTGCTGCTGTGCCTGTTGCAGTGCACCGCCAGAAATACCCAGCAGTGCCTCACGCATAGCAGCCACATCAGGAGCAACCTGATAGCCAGCACCAATCAGACGACCATCAGGGCCATATTGGAAGCCACTACGACCAAAGCGAGTGGTGACACCTACAGGACGGAACTGAGCCTGCTGTGCAGCCAGTTGTCCTGCTTGCTGAGCAGCACCAGCAGCCTGATTAGCAGCATAAATGTTGCCAGCAGTTCCAATTAAGCCACTCAGTAAGTTCGTATAATTGATTCCAGCAGCAGGAGTACCACCAGCAGCATTAAAACCAGCCTGCATTGCTGAAGGAACTGTACTATTGCCGAATAAAGAAAAATCAGCCATTAGTAGGTACCTCCATCAATAGTACCAGAGAAGGTTCCAGACAGGGTTAGATTAGCCATCGTGGTTGTTCCCGTATGAGTTCCATTGTTAGCATCAGGCTTAGAAGTAATTGCAGAAGCAATGTTGTTGTATTCCGTATCAATCTCAGTACCCTTGATGATCTTCGATGGATTACCGGATACAAGCCCGTCTTTAACAGCAAAATTAGTCGTTTTCGTATAGTTTGACACGCTTACCTCGTCTTTCCTACTTTAGTGAAGACATCAATCTTTTGAATTGATACTGGCTTACCGTTTACAATCGTTTCAAAGCCAAGTTGAATAACCTTACCAGCACCACCAATGTTGATTATTCGGTTGTCAAAGGCTGAACCACCATATTCACCAATATTGTATTCAGCAATATTGTACTCAGCAACTGCTGCATTAGCAAGGTTGAAAGTACGACTGTTGTAAATATCAGTGTAGTCATAACCAAACTTCAGTGAAATAGGATACCCTTGTCCACCAATAGTTGTTATTCCTACTTTCTTCATAATCTTCAGTGCAGTTGGTACACCGAAGTCAAAGTAGTTGGTATAATAGCGCAACAGATAAGTCGCACTATCGTCTGTGTATCCTTCATATCGACCTACATATCCAGCTAAACCAAATAACAGGTCTTTATTCTGTCTGTAGCAGAAGGCTTTAGGAATCAAACCATCCCAAGTCGTAGGTCTTGCAGCACCATTAGGTAACTGCATACGAACATCGAAGCAATACAACAAGCCCGTAGTGGGCATTGTAACCAAGTAAAAACCTTCTTTGTCTGAGTATGTTGCCTTGATGTTAGCAGCAGTCTCTAAAGACATTGCATTCACCAGATCATCACGAACATTAGCACTCAGATCACGCAGAGGAGCAGACTTCTCCTGGATCACACGCATCAGTGACTTGACACCACTGTCAGACAGGAAGATAACATCTGAGCCTGTGGTAACAATCGTGTCTCTACCGAAGCATCCAACACCTGTGATAGCATCCTGTAGCGACAGAGCAGACGGTTCCTGTGCATTGTTGTAGATCAGGATCTGTCTACGACCAAAGACAATCAAGAATCCGTTATGGGCTGCTAAGCCTACAATCTCATCAGCACCAGCAGGCCATACAGAAGCAACATCTAGTGTTCCTGCTGTGCCTGTAGACAACACAAATCCTGCTGACAAATCAGAGAACTGTATCGTTGTTTTGTTTGATCCGTTGGTTGCTGTCCATGTACGACCATAAGCCGCTATAGCACAGTTGTTGTTCGATACCGTGCCAACATAGCCAGTCTTCTCAGACACACGCCTGAAGGTCGTTGTAGACACCGCAGGATCAAAGATTAAGGGATCGTGTCCAGTCTGATACAGGTATAAGATACCATTCAGAGCAGCCATCTGCCAGTTATCAGCAGTGATCGTAGGTGCTGAACCGCCACCACCGTAGGTCAGTGTCGTCAGTGTGCTTCCTGAGAGTCTAAACAGCTTATTGTTACCAGCAGCGATCAGGTACGCAGTACCGTCATTGGCAATCAACTCACCGATAGCTTTAATCTCAGCAGTACCTAAATCAACATTACCTAAGTGCTGTTTGCTCCAACCCTTACGAGCACCAATACGACCAAACTTGTCGATAACGCAGTTAGCAGCTACAGTAGCATATCCAGACTCTAAGGACACCACAGAATCCTGCGTGTTCAGGCCCATGAAGCCTGGAGCAGAGATAGAAGTGGTTAAGAGTTTAGCTACCATTATGCCTCCGTCCAGAGTACCTGTTCATCGTATCGATTGGCCTCCAGAGCAATCGCATCAGCTAAAGACAAGCGATACTTCTGGTACAATTCAGCAAAAGATTGACCACCATCTTCACCTCGTTCAGCAACTGCATTAGCATACGCAAGCATCTGAACCAAGTGCGGAGGAACTAATATTTGATCAGCATCATTAACTAGGTCGGCCTGTGGAATCCACATACTGAACCGTAAGTTATAAACTTTATCAGGCTGAGGCCACAGTTCTACCTTGGTATCACCGTTACTGTCCATTCCCTTGAAGTTATAGTAGATCGGAGCAGCATTCTGAACATCAGCAAGATAGTATTGACGATCAATCCATTCACCGTCTGCCTGAGCCATCGGGATGTCCTCAGTGTCATTTAAGACACTAGCAACACGAAAGCGGTCACCAGAACCAGTCAAGGTGTACTCACGCTGACCAGCCACAGTAGCTACTGGAATCAGGGAATCTAATGCATTCCAAGAATAAGCATCTTCTACTTCTCGTTTAGCATCATTGATCAAGACACCAATCAATGAACTGTAAGGTGTATCGCCTATAGAGGACACAGCAGGTTCCCTAAGACGAATAAGAACATTATTAACTAATTCTAAGTAAGTTTTTAACATTGTTTGTCCTTAATGTTGTCTTAGATAAACATTATAGTCGCAGTAGCAAATCTTGTCAAGCATTATTTTATCAGTGTTGTAATTTAGCAACAAGCTGCACAAAAGCAAAGATGACAACTACGATTGCCCAAGCACCCATGCCCATGTTTACCCAGCGTTCAACCTTACGATCCACTTTATTATATTTATATTCAAGCTCTTCTGTTTTGTCTTCTAAGGAAGTAATACGAACACCTTGTGCTGTCTGACGCTCTTCAACGAGGATCAGACGAGTGACAGCATCAGTAAGTTTGTCTACTTTTGTTTCGATTCGTTTCAAATCCTCGTTGAATCCAGCGTCCATGTTACTTCATCTTCTTCTTTGGTTTAGACATTCCAGCTTCGCTCAAGGCAATTGCTACAGCCTGCTTACGACTCTTGACAACGGGGCCTTTCTTGCCACTATGCAGAGTACCTTCTTTGTACTCCTTCATAACCTTACCAACTTTATCTTGCTTCTTCATGGTTTCTCCTAGAGCTT